ACCAGCCCGCCGGCCAGCGCGGTGGCGTTGTCGGCGTATTCCGGCAAGCTGCTAAAGTGAATATCGGCCGCGGTGATCGTCCCGGAAACGGTGATGTCTCCAGAGACGTTCGGTGCCAGGTCGGTTGGTGCTCCGTTCAGGTTCAGCATGTGTCACCTCCCCCAATGCCGGACCGTCAGGCCGTAGGTTTTCGTGCCGGCATTCGCCCAAGCAACGACCACCTTGTCCCCGTTGGAAAGCTCTATGGGGCGCTCAGGTTGCCAGTGCATGTTGACCACGGACGTCATGTCTTGCGTCAGCAGCACGACGTCATAAGCGGCCCCGGCGGCGGCATCTACAGTGACCGTCAGGTTGCCAGCCCCGCCCGCGCCGTTCAGGTGGACGGAAACCGACTCAAGGGCGAAGGCCCTGCCCGGCGCAATGGTGGTGTTGATCGCAACCGCCCCGGTGGCGTTGGTAGTAAAGAGAGACATGGCTTAGCCCTTTCGGGAGCCGGCCGAAGCCGGCCCCGTCAAAGTTTACGCGGCCTCGATGTAGGCCCCGTCTTCAAGCGGCAGATACCAGATGGACCAGGCCACGGAGCCGGTATTGGACGCGGCGCAGTTCAGGTCGATGGTCCCGGCGTTGACAACGACTGCAGTCGCCGGCCAAACGGTGTAGCCGGCGTTCGCGCCGACCAGGGCATCGGTCGCCGTGCCGGTGATCCCGTACAGGCAACCAACCTCGTCGGCTGAGATGTCCAGCACGGCGCAAAGATCCGAGCTTGTGCCGGTCGTCGGGTTGGCGACAAGTTTGGTGTTGTTCGCCTGGGTCTGGATGACCGTGGTCACTTCACCGACGATTCCCAAGACCAGGCACTTGCCGCCGGTGACAGTGAAAATCGCAGATGCGGTCGTTTGCGGAAGGGTGGCAGTAGCGCGGTCAACGCGAATCCCGGCCCCGATGTCCGCCAGTCGCCCCCGCGTGTTCTGGTTGTAGTAAGGCATTTGCTTTCTCCTTTAGCGGCCCCGGATCAACGCCCGGGGCCGCCGGATCAGAGGTGATTAGGCCAAGCAGGTCGGCATCCGGTTGCCCTTGTAGCGGGGCTTCAGGATGGCGACACAGGTCACGGTGCCAGTCGCCGTGCCAGGGTCGGTCAACACGGGCGTCAACCACTCCTCGCCGTTGGCGATGTCCATCGCGCTGGCCGAAACCTCGGCAATCAGCATGTAGTTGTCTTTCGTGTCGTGGGCGATGGTCAGGCCGGAAGAACTCGCCCAGGCCGCGAGGACGTCGCAGGAGGCTGTCGAGCCGGCGACGGCAGTACCGATGGCTGCGCCGCCGAAGGCGTAGTTGAACGTCAGCGCGGAAGTGGCCGCCCCGGCGGACGCCCCGCTGTTGATGGTCAGCACCGATGACGCGGTGCCAAGGGTGCCGAAAAAGAAAATGAAGGTGGCTTCGTGATAGTCCTTCATGTTCACGGAGTCCCCGGTGAGGGTCGAGGACATGTCGCCCTCTTGCCAGATCGGAACGATCTTGTATTCTTCGGAAAGCATTGTTTTTCTCCTTCATGGCCGGGGCCGACCCGTTACCGGACAGGCCCCGGCGGATGGAAATATTAACGAGCGGCAAGCACCACGAAGTGAGACAGCGTGTCGGTGCCCTTGTACGGGGTAAGTGCGCTGGCCCGAATCGGCTGGCCGTCCACGCGCATGACGAAGCGGAACACGCTCTCGTCGTAGTCGAACTTGACGTGGATGCTCATGGCGCTTTCGATCCCGCCCTTTTGCGCCAGGATGTAGCCGTTCAGGTCCGCAAGGATGATGTCGCCCAGGTCGCCCAGGGTCGGGCACTGTTCGATGGGAATCACCGGGCGGCCGTACAGGGTATCGTACGGAGAGCCGGAAAGGCCGCCGGCGGGCATGTAGACAGGGACACCGCCGACGCCTACCGCCAGGCTCATGGCGTGAAGCTGCGGCTCGACGTTCTGGTTGATCAGCCACACGCTGTTGGCCCGGGACTGCGGGAACAGCCGCGCCCGCATTTTGATGATGTTTTCTGCAACCACGGTGTCGGCGCCCTGGCCGCCCTCGGCGGAAACAGTCGCCAGGCACCCGGCGTTCAGGATGCCAAGGGGCTGGCCGGCGCCGGAGCCGTTGACGATGGCGTCATCGAGCAGGAAGCCGAACTCGGCTACGAAAGCCTGCCGGATGAAGTTTTCCAGGGCGGCGGCATCGGCCAGAAGCTCGTCGGTAGCGTAGCAAAGGCCGATCAGCTTCTTGAGCTTCAGCTCGATCTGGCGGAACTTGGGCTTGCTGGCGGTCTTCTGCGCGGCCTCGTCCACCCAATAGCCGATGATCCCGCCGCTGCGGGTACTGGCCCGGCTGGTCTCGTCCACGCCGTTGATGGTGATTCCGTTGGCCGTGCCGCTGATGTTGATCCGGCGACAACGCGGCGCCAGAATGCCGGTCTGGAAGACCTCCTGGAGCAGCTCGCTGGAAAAGTCGGTCTGCACCAGAAACCCCCCGTCGCTGGGGGTGGTCTCGTTCAGGCCGGTGGCAGCTCGGATGTTGAACAGGCGCGGGTCGGTTGAGCCGCCCGGGACTGAAGCCCGCATGACGGCGCTCATTTGCTCACCGAGGCTCTTGAACTTGTCTTTTTCGCGGACTTCGATCCGGCTTGCCGGCTCGGTCTTCTGCGGCTGGGGCTTGGTGAGGGGCTCGGGAGCATGCTCCAAGGCGGCAGAGATCCGCTCTTGGCGCTCCAGGTTGTCCACGATCTGGCGCAGGTTTTCCACCTTGTCGAGGATCTCGTCTTTGAGCGAAATCTCGGAAGCGGTGGGGTTGCGGCCTTCGTTGACGCATTGGGCGTCGATTTCGGCCGCCGCCTGCATCAGGCCCTTGATGTCTTCGCGGTATTGAGTGATGGTTTTCATTTCGGAAAATCTCCTTGGTGTCGGGTTGTTTGCTCGGGGCAAAGAAAAAGGGCGGCAAATGAGATGGTGAGGCACCTCACTGCCGCCCTTAGTCCTTCTTGCGTCCCGCCCGGGTTGGCCGACCCGTCCGGGAACCCCGAATTTTAAAAACGTCTATTCCGCTACGCTTCTTTTCCCATCCTCAACAGCGCCGCCCGGGAAATGAGCCGCGCCACGTCGTCCTCCGGCTCCGGCGGTTCTGCATCGCGCAGACCCGCTTCGCCCGGCTCACCGTCGGCATCGCGCAGACCGTGAACGAGGATCGCTTTCGCCTGAGCCCGACTGCACCCGGCATCGCGCAGGGCTCTTTCGAGCATCTTTGGCGTTATTTCGGCCTTCTGGTTCAAGGCGTCTGGAATGTTTTTGACGCCCGCTTTCACCAAAACCGGCACGAACTTGGCACAAGCGGCCATGTCCATCTCTTCGGCGATTTCATCGACGAAGCCGTGCTCTTTCGCTTCGGCGGCGGTCAGCCAAAGGCCCTTCGTTCGTTTGGTTTCGTCATCGATTGGATCACCTTTCGCGTCAACTTCGCCGCGAAGCATCTCCATAATCCGTTCGTCGCTTAGGCCTGTTTTTGCGGAATAGGTTTTTACCATCGATTTACAAACATTCCGCATTCCAGACGTAAACATCGATGAATTTGAATCAATTTCGTCGGCCGTTCCTTCAGAAACGATGAACCCTTGCGGTTCGTGGATAAAAAACAAAGCGTTCTCGGCCATGACCACGGTGTCGCCGGCAAGGGCAATAACAGACGCGATGGAGGCCGCCAGACCGTCAATGTAGGTGGTTATCTTCGCCGGGTGCTGTTTGAGCAGGTTGTAAATCGTGATCCCGTCAAACACGACACCGCCGGGCGAGTTGATATGCAAATCGATCTGGCGGGCCTTCACCGCGGCCAAGTCTTTTTGGAATCCCTTGGCCGTGACACCGGAGCCGTCCCACAAGTCCTCGCCGATCTGCTCATAAATCCAGATTTCGGCCTTTTCTTCGCTCAACGCCTTGATTTCGTACCATTTCATTGGCTTTTCCCCCAAACGAGAGCCTTGACCTTGGCCGTTGCGCCGGGTTCGGTTGCACCCGGCACCGGGGCCGCCGGCTCTTCGGCCGCAGGTTTCCCGGCGTTCTCGACCGTGACCATGTTCATCGGCACAAGATGGATGTCGCCGCCGTCAATCGGGTCAAGATCCTCTTTTTCTCGAATTTCGTTGATACTCATGCCGCCGATCATGAACATCGAGGCGTAGAACTCGCCGCGGCTCTTGGCGTCGCCCCTCAGCAGGCCCTCAACGATATGTTTGAAGTACAGGCCGCGCTTTTGCTCGGATGGCGTCAAAAGCTGCTGCTGGAACGATTGCTCGCAGCGGATGAGCCACGGCAGGATCGAGTCGGTGACAAATGAAATCTGTTCGGATTCGATGTTATTGAACGACGATTTCGACAGATCCTTGAGTTTGTGCGGCGGTAGATTGAACCACCGGGCAACCTCGGGGATCTGGAATTGGCGGCTTTCGAGAAACTGAGAATCGTTGTTCGGGATGCTGATCTTCTCGACCTTCATCCCGTCTTCCAAGAGCATCAGGCGGTGGGCGTTGCCCAATCCACTGTAAGCGTCCGTGAGAGATTGCTTGAGATTTGCATGGGCTTGCGCTGAAAGCTGCGCCGGATGCGACACAATGACGCCCGGGTGCGTCCCGTTTCCGAAGAACCTGGCACCGTAGGTTTCCATCGCCATCCCAAGGCCGAGGCTTTTGCGGGCCATGGCGACGACCGAGTAGCCGAGAAACCCGTCAAAACCGAGGCCGGCGACATGCAAAACCCTTTCCCTCGGCAATAGGACTTGCTCGCCACTGTTCGGAATCGTCACCCTGTAGACAAGCTTCCCGTCGTCCATTTCGGGCTTTACGCGGTCCGGGCCGATGGGCCACAGGGCAACGACGTCGCCAATGGTGTTGCGGACGATCTCGCAATACCCGTTTCCCCACGCCAAAACGTGCGCCATAAGGCACTCGCGCAGTTGCATGGCGTTCATGTACGGGTTCGGGGCGGTATGCAGGATGCGGTAAAGCGGATGCTCGGTGGCGAGGACTTTCGACTTTCCCCGCTGCTGCATGAGGTGAAGCGGCAGGGAGCCGACAGTACCGGAAATGAGCGAAATAGCGTTGAAAACAGCGGAATAAGAGAGCGCGGACTGTTCGGTGACGGTTTCGCCGGTTAGATTATGGGCGCCATACAAATTCCACAGCGCCGGGTCCCATGCTTTCGGATCCCCGACGCCCAAGGCCAAGATGGCGCGTTGCCATGCCCGCTTGATTCGTTGCAGCATGGCAAGTATAAAACAGGCGGCGTTCTAAAAGCACAAGACCACCATCGCAAAAACATTTGCATTGGTACTCATTGGTTATCACTGATAGTCATCTGCTGCCATTTTTCGGCCCTCAAACATCTTTTTCATCGAAAATTCCACGACGGAGGTCCTTGTAATTCGAATGGTTGCACCACTCGGACGAACCGTCGTGAAATGGTGGTGGTCTATCCACCTGCGAATGGTGGACTCTGAAACGTCGAAAGCGATTGCCACCTCGTCCAGGCGAAGCAACTCTTTTCCCGGCAGCCACCTCTCGATCCACGACGGCGGGGCGCTCTTCGGTTTCGCATTTGCCTTCTTTTCGGACCCTTTTTCGACCTTAAGTGCTCGTTTTGCCATTAAATAGCCATCCTTTCCCTGATTTGGTCTGCTGTCATGCCTTCGTAGGCCGATGGTTGCGGCGCCTCGGCGGTGTCGCGGCTCTTGAGCCCGACCGCCATCGCCAGCGCCACCGCGCCGTCAATGCGGAACCGCGCCTTGCTTTTGTCGAACTTCCGGTTGCCGGCCGGGTCGGACAGGCTCATTGCATTCGAAATATTCCATGTCATCACAGGATGGCCGTCGTGGATCAGTTTGCGCTCCAAAATAGACACCTCAAGCGCGTCAATCGCCGGTGCCATGTCCCTGAATCCCTGCCCCCACGGCACCAGGCGCAGCGCCCCGGCCCTAGCCGTGTCCTTGCCGTCAACATAAGCATCAAGGTCGATGCGCCCCATTGCGTTCAAAAGGTCGTCGATGCTCCACCTGTCGTAGGCCATGCCGACGATCTCGTATTCCTGCGATATGGCAGCCAGGCGCATTGCAACCCAATCGTACTGAATCGCTCGGCCAGGCGTTGTCTCGATGTATCCTGCCTGCTTCCAGGCAAGGTACGGCACCCGATCTCGGGTTTCATGCTCACGCAAAAGGTCTTCAGGCTTCCAGAACCACGGCCTCACGATATCGCTTTCACCCGCTGAAACCGCCACCAGGGCCGTCAGGTCGGTCTTGCCGGACAAGTCCAGGCCCAGGTAAACCTTCGATCCTGGCGAAAGCGCCTCGCCGCCATGGCACCCGATCCATTCAGCCCGCGGTATGAGCGGACTCTTTGCGTCAACTCGTTGGTTCAGATACAGGTTGCGGAATGCGGTTTCGAAAGACGGCATGCGCTTGGCCCTGGCCGCTGCGGTCCGCATTTCTTCAAGGCTACGAAAATCACCGATGGCAGGGTTTGCCAGGCGCCACAGCTTCAAATCGGAAAATACTTTCTCGTCATCGGCGTCGTCCGGCACCGCGTACAGGTGGCAAACGGTTGTCGGATCGTTGCCGCTCATGCCGTCGTCAATGAGTTGCGATAGGATATGGTTCGGGTCGTTTGATTGCGTCGAAATGACGATGAAAAGCGGTTCTTCACGGGCAGCCATAGACGTATCAAGGGCGTCGTACAGGTCGCGGCTTTTTGATTGCGCCAGCTCGTCGTAAATAACAACCGTCGGGTTCAGGCCGAACTTTGTCCCAGCCTCGGCGGATACCGCACGGTAAACGCTGCCTGTCATATAAGAGACCATCGTTTTGGTTGAATCGACAATCTTGATATGCGACTCAAGCTCCGGCTCTGCCCGGACGATCTGGGAGGCATACTTGAACACGATCCCGGCCTGGTCCCGGTCGTTGGCGGCAGAATAAATCTCCCCGTTCATCACCGCTTCCGGGCCGACGAGATGGACAAGTACAAGGCAGGCAATCAAGGCGGTCTTGCCATTCTTTCGCGCCATGGAAAGAATCGCCCGGCGGATTCGCCGCATGCTTGTCCCTTTTCGCCGGGGTCCGTACACCGCCCGGATGAACTTTTTTTGGAATTTCCGAAGCCTAAACGGCCCGCCCTCCCCAACGCCGGAAGGCACCTTCAATTTCTCGATGAACTCGAAAATCTCCTTGACTCTTGCGGAATCAGCCACTCTTTCGCCCCTTGCCGATCAGGCCGTCGAATTTGCCTTTGGCGCCGCGGTTCGGATCAATCGCCAGGCGTGCCCTTGCCGATGGCGTCATGCCAAGCTCGGCAGCGTATTTCACCATGTCAGCCGCCGCCTTGTTGGCGATACCGACCAGGGCGTTCTGTATCACGTTGCCGGCCTTCGTCACATCCACCATCCCGGCAAGCGGATTCCCGCCGGCATTTTCAACCCGCGCTTGTAACGCCTCCTCGGCATGCCGCCACCTGGAATAGGCGGCACAATAGGCCGCAAGCGCCGCCATATCCACCTCGGTGACGACGCCAAGGGCGGCCAGGGCATCGGCCCTCTCGTCCCACTCCTCCTTGGCATACTCGTCCAGGCACGGAGGCACGTCCGGGACTCCCGGGCTCGGCTCAGGTTCGCCCTGCGGCAGGCGTTTTTTGCCGGGGTTGCCGGTCAAGACCTTCAGCTTCGTTGGGATTGGTTTTCGTCCTCTCATTTTATAAGCTCCTGATTTTGCTTGATTAAAAAAAATTGTTTTTCGGTGATTTTTTTCTTGACAATCTCCGTATGCGGATATATATTTGGATCAAACATCAACCACCACCCACAAAGGAGGCAACATGAAAAAAGAACAAGAAATAAAAATCACTAGGGCCGGGTACCTCTACATCGACGGGGTTAAGATTTCTAAAAAAACCTTAACCCCCCTTA